GTTTTATATTTGTTAGTATTGGCATAATCTAGAATATCGAGTACGGCAGTTCCGAAAATAGAAGCCGATGCGTTAGCGGCTGCAAAGTTACCGACTCCGCCTACTGACTGACTAGCATCGGCGGCTACGCCTACAGTGCTACCATCGCCAGTTATGATATGGCGAGCGTAATTGTTTCCAGTATCGGAGTTTAATTGAAATCTTACTAAAACTAAAGTATCAGCAGTAGTACCTCTAGCAATACCGCGCACCTGCAGATGAGAATATCCCGCAGGGATCGATGTGAACTCGACATTGGCTGCGCCACCGCCGCCTACTGTGACCGTCTGAATAGACTCATAGTCGGTCAGCGATGCTGCACCCGCCATAAATCCAGCTACTAAATTAGCGATCATTATGCGATCGCACCCACGACATACCAAGTATTAGCAGCAGTCTTGATGCAGGCTGCTGATTTATATTGAGCAAGGGTTGGGCTGGCTGCTACTGCGCCTGCTGAAAGGACTGTGGTTGTGCCCGGCGTTACTGCTGAAATAGTGCAAGTACCCACGCCGATGTTTAGAACTGTTAAGACTGTGCCGATCTCAAAGGCTACCGAAGCATCAGTCGGGATCTTAAAAGCGATAGCAGTTGCCTTGTTCATGATCTCTAGGTTCTGGTACTGGTCATTTAAGACTGCTGTGTAGTCGGCTGTTTGAGCTGCGCCTACTGAGAACGAAGTGAGTCCGTTATACATAGCCGCGCTTAGGACATCGCCTGTGCTTGCTGGAAAGCCTGTTGCCATTTATATCTCCTAGTACGCCATTATGTTAGTGCCGATTATACCTGATATGTTTGATCCGATGATGAACCCTTCAACGATCGGTTCGAGAGTTGTCACAGTTACGCTCATGGCATTTGGCGTTATGTTCCATGAGAGTCCTTGCGCCTGTAAAGTCTTTTCGATGGTTGAGCCATCTGGTTGAACATTTGTTACCTTGCAGACTGTAAAGTAATCCATGTCAAGCATGGTCGCAGTAGGCACATTTGGATCGAGTAGATCGACCGTCATGGCATCTATGCGGATCGTGGTCTCCTTGCGAGTTGCCACATATATCTTTGCCACATTGAGCGCATCTGCATCAGTCTGGAGAACTAGGTTGTTCTCGTTGATCTGGTGAGGGAAGTACTTGGCGATAGAGGCTGAGTCCTCTGAGACCTGCTGAGTGCCGCCATATCGAGTCATGCCAGCAGAGTTGATAATCAACTTATCATCGAAGGCGAATGTGAGGTTTGTGTAAGGGATACCGCTAGTCTGATTAAACTCGATCGGAGTCTCGCCATACTTGGCAATTACATTGTTACGGTTTAGGAATATCGCTGTGCCTTCAACATCTATGTAGAACGCGCCCTGCTCTGAAAACTCTGCGTTCTTGAGCGCATCGAGCGCTGTGCGAGAAGTGCCAGGATCGGCTATGCAGGTTGTGTTGCCTGTGTCGATCGTGCGCATAGATGTCGGCCATTGGACTTGATCTAGGATCTTACCAATACGAGTGCCGGTATCTTGCCCAGCCGTAGCGCTTGCAACTGTAGTAATTCCAGCCTGTTGCATAAGTCTAAAAGCATCAGCGCAGATTATGTCAACATAGCCTGTCTCCTGCCCTTGAGGGTAAGTGTACTTATAGTCAGTCGTATAGCCAGAGAATAGGAAGTAGCCCACGCCGCCAACTGTTGCCGATACACGCAACTTACGAAGTGGAGTCAAGAAGCCAAAGTAAGGCGAGTTCACATTCTGAGGGTTAAAGTCAGAGTTAGGATCTAGGACTCTGATAGTTGCAGACCCAGACTCGTAAGTATCGCGCATAATATTGCGCCCGCGCTTAATACTGATCTGTCGAACATTAGGAGTCAGATCGACTGTTGGTTCTGGAGTAGTAGTCGAGGCTAGTGTTCCTACGCCTAACTTGCCATATTCAGGATCGCCAATAGTGAAGGGATAACCGAAGGTAGCGCCAGAAGTAAAGTCGAAAGAGACAGCGATCTGAGCAGGAAGTGTCATGCTCCGAATGACCCGCCTTGACGGAATATCGCAGCGAACTTCGCAGATATTGAAGCATCGAGCAAAGTATCGCGGAGAACATCTTGCAGACTCTCTTGAGCAATAATTGAGCCAGCGTTCACATTGACTGTGAAGTCAACCCCTGCTGCGCTTGTCATAGTTGTTCCTTGCGGCAGCGAGTATTGCTGACCAGTTACGCCATAACCTGATGCCATAGACACAACGGGCGCGACAGTTGGATTAGAGATCCTGCGAACCTGTGCCTCGATCATGTCGAGATAAGACTTCCATGCTGTAAAGGGGTTCTTGGCATCTGGAAGGCTTGCAAGGTAAGCAGCTAGTTGCTGTGATAGCCCTTGAGACTTGGCAAGTTCTCCAGCAAGTTTAGATGCCTCTGAAGTATTGCCGGTCAAGATCGCTAGTTGTAGTTCTAAGCGCTTGCGTTCCTCGGCGGATACTTCGCCTTTAAGCGCAGCAATAATTGAGGTCTGTTGAATATCGAATAGAGTGCCAGCCTTAGTAAGGGCTGTCTGCTCTTTGATCGCCTTGGTCTGTTCTTTAGTTGTCTTGACTAGAGCAGCGCGGTTCTTGGCTGATGCCTTCTCTGCTGCTGCCTTGGTTAGTTCTGCTCTAATCGCTGGAGTAATACCAGACATGTCTCGACCGCGGTTCATCTCGGTCTCGCCTATGGTTCTAAAGGCTTGCAAGTCTCCACGCGCTAGGGCTGCTAACTGACCAACGCCTACGCCAAAGCGGCGCACGAATGTAGCAAGTGCAGTAGATGTCTTTTCAATAAGGCTAAGTGTGTTAGTAAGTCCACCTTCTCCGCCGCCGCCTAGGGCTGCGAGCGCATCAAGTAAGCCGCCGCCAATAATCTCTTTTGCATTATTAGATGCAACTGATAAACGCTGTAGCGCACCAGCATAAGTATCAACCGCAACGGTTGCTTGTCCACCGAATAAAGTGTTGATGCGGTCTTGCACTTCCTCAAAGGACATAGCCTTGAGTTCTGCCTGTGTTAAGCCGATGCCGTACTTAGCAAGGGCGCGAGTCTGCCCTACATAACCCTTAGATAAATCACCGGCAACGCTGACAACATCTGCGCCACTAGCTGCTGAGAGATCCAGCGCTGTGCGAAGTAAAGACTGGGCTTCGCTGACTGACCCCGTCGTCGTCAATAGCCTCTGAAACGCAGGTCTCAACTGGTCATCGAGGACACCAAACTGCTTCTCAAGATCAGCGATGAAAGTCTTAACTGAAGGATCTGCAAAGGCTAAGCCTAAGTTATCTAAAGACTGTGTTAATACTCTGGCTGCTTTATCATCTTGAGCAAAGGCTTTAGCAGCGTTGAAGCCTGAGCGCGCTAGGCGCTGGGCTGTAAATAAACCAACATAAGACTTAGCAAGTGTCTTAACCTGAGAGTTAAGGCTAAGAGTTGATTTAGCGGCATCTTGAAAGGCTTTCTTGCCAGAAAATACCGAAGCAATATCTATTCTTAGATCAGCCATTATTTCACCTTAGTCTTTGCTTTAAACTCAATGGCAGAACTGCCGATCGCTTTAACTACTGCTGCGGTTACTTTGCCTTGATCCTCAGAGAAGGCTCTAAAGATTACGCGCCCTGTCATCTTACGAGATACGCGACCGCGCTGACCTTGCTGGCGTGGTCGAGCGTTGACCAGTTGACCAGTCGCATTTGCTCTATCGATAAACTGCTTGCCCGCATTTGGGTTAAGTGACTTGTTAATCTCTTTACCAGAAGCCCAGACTTCTGTTATCGAACCTACGCCAAAGCGACCACCGCTATAGCCGAGAGTTCTGCCTCCAGTTTGTTGACCACTAGGGTTCTTGCGACCTGCTGTCTCGTAGATCGCTCCGCCGGCGGAAGTGTTGACGATGCGAGCCAAAGATACGAAGCCACGCTGATTAGGTCTTGAGGGTCTTGTCGAATACTTAACTCCGCGCTTAGCCTCTACTTGATCGTACTTAGGAAACTCACGATAGTTGCTAGTTTCGCTTGATGAACTAGCTGAAGTCCAGCCAGATAGCATTGAACCATTAGATGGCAAGTAGCCACGCGCACGATTAGTAATCGGCTTTAGCGCAGCAGACATCTCTTTAGTAGTTTTCTTTGCTAGATCAGGTTCAAACTCTCGAAGGGCTTTGCGAAGTTTAAGCGCGCCTTTTAACTCGACTGCCATCGCTCTGCTCCTTTGCTCTGTCCTTCAGGGCTTGAATTAAAGTCCTGAACATTGTGTGATCTAGTTCAATTAAAGTCTGAGGCGAGAGTCCTGTCTCAAGCGATAGTCTCGCTACGAGATAGGTGAAGGACTCCCGCGTTACTCCAAAGGGTCATCATCAAGAACCTCGACTCGCGTCAATGTCTCAAGGAATGACTCTCCGAAGGGTTTAACGGTTTCACCCGACCGACGAATAGACTCCCAGCAAAGCCAATAAACATCGCTTTGCTTTTCAT